ACCACCAAAATCCACCTAGCTCTTCTACTGAGTCCTCTAACCATATTCTATGTGTTGCTTTCATAATGCTTGTATTTTTTGTTTAACTTTGTTCCAATACTGCTTAAATGGATTAGGTAACATAACATTGTCCATTGCTTGAATTATCTCATCAACAGCTATCAATGCACATTGCTTGGCTATCAAAGTACATAGTATCTCCTCACCACATTCAGTATCTTCATTCATTAAAATAATTCGGTAGCTATCTACTAAGCTAATTGCTTTGTCTTTTGGTTTCATATTATCTCAGGTTTACAATTATCTTGGTAGTACTCTTCTGCTGTGAAGTCAAACCCTTCAGCTCCATTTTCAAAAGCATCAATTATCTGCTCTTTCTCCATTGCAATTGCTTTATACATTGCTATTCTTAGCTCCTCATCTATTACAAATCTGCATGAGATTTCATCAATCAGGAATTTAATTGCTGTGTCTTTCATAATTTTACTATTTATTTTTAAGAAAATCTACTATAACTTCTACTGTTATATCATTTAATGAAATATTTTTATTTATTGCTAGTTCATTAAAACCCTCTAATGCATGGAACAAAATTTCAGCTAAAAGCTTTTTATTATAATGTTTCCCTTTTAATTCTTGTTCAATGTAGTTAAGACCATCTATTGTTGCTTCATATTTTGCTTTCATATCATTTCAATTTTTAAGATTAAACCTATCCATCTGTCCACCATCAGGAATGCATGTTGTTTGTCGTATGCCTTCACTATCTTGAAGGACTTGTCTTTCATTGTTACTCTGTATGTTTTCATTTTTTGCTCTTAAATAGTTTATATAAAGTAGTATATTAAAGTGACCTCTTTTAGTCCAATAGGACTCAATATCAGCTAAGTTCATCTTGTTCAATATATCCGTTGTTACATCCACACTCCTCTTCTGTGTAGTGAATTTCATTACCAAATGTGCAGTAGTGTACCTCAATAGTACCTTCTCCATTGCAGTCAGGGCATATCATTGTTCACAAGTTTTAACAGTTGTGTACTTTTTGTGCTTGAATGTGCTTAGGTTTCTCCTAGTAGGAGGTGTAAGGTTGAACATTTCAATGAGCTCAGTGCAGTGATGCCATTTTGATTGATACTGGATAGCTCCTCTTGAGTCATAGCCTAATTCTTGGCAAGCAAATTGATACATTTTCCACAATCTTTTCTCTTCTTGAATGATGTGATTGATTAAATTTTGCATGTTACTTAGTTTTTAAGGTTAAAATTTTGATTGTTGCTGCTATGCTATATAGCACTAATAAATAAACGATTGTTCCTTGCATGATATTGTTTTTTGTGTTAATAATTATGAAACAAAGTTAGTAACTGTTTTCATATATGCAAACATTTTAACATATTTTAACATTTGAAGAGATAAAAAAAGGGATAAACTATCTCTAGATCATCCCTCTTAGGGTGTTATTGTAACCAAACAATATACATGCGGTACAAATATACTTATTTTTTTCTTCTGAGCAAGAATTTTATTAACTTACCTACAAATCCTGACTGCTCATTTACATCTACTTTTACTTCACCATTGGTGACTTGTACGTCAACATTCTCAGTATCTATTTTTAAGCTCTTAGAGTCACTTTCTTTGTGAAAGTCTACGTCTACTTTAGGAGTATCCACTTTAACGTCTGTAATGCCATCTTTTCGCTTAATTTTAACATCAACATTCTTAGTATCAATGTTTATATCTAAGTCTCTTTTTTTCTTGGGTGTCTTCATTATAGTTTTTTTAACATTTCAATCATCTTAGGTTGTGGTGATATGTCACTCTTATCTCTTCTATAGCTGTTGTGAGTATATACTCCAGCAACACCTGACAAAGCATTCTTAGATACACTCCACATATCAGCTTCATTGTATGTAAGTGATATTCCATAGACTTCATGCCAGTATACTAGCAACTGTCTTACAGATTCAATTTGTGCATCTGTGTAAGCGTGATAGTAAGTGTATCCCTTGTAAGGTTTATCAAGAACACACACTTGATCTAAGGGCACTTCTCTATTGACATAATTGTAATACTTACCATCCTTTAATTTAAGCGGCCCCCAATTGCATATCTCTATCCCTATTGTCATTTTATCTAATCTTTGGTAAGGAACACCCATAGCTCTGAACACATCAGGCTTGATACCTAAATGATATGCCCAATTCTTAGAACTAAATGCTTGACAAATCTCTCCATCAAATGTATCCTTAGAAAGACCTTTACCTGAGATTACAATACAAGTAGCTATCCGACCTCTATCATCTTTATCCCACATCTTGATAGTGCCTGGTGCTGAAGAGTTGCCAGCTGTATGGTGCAATACTATCTGTAGCTTCTTAGTGTTCTCATTGACATACTGAGAATGGTGCAAAGGTATTTGCTTGATCTTGCTTAAGTTGAGCTTATCTTCTGACATGACCATCGACTGTTAATTGTGACATTGTAGCTATCACTGTACACACTTCAATTGTGTGCTTAAGGATAGTGACTATAATTGGATGCAATTCTACTGGAGCAACTATCCCAGCGGATGCCATTACTCCTATAAAAATTGAATACTTTTGGATTGCTTTCCAAAATCTTGGTGTTTTGGAGAGCCAGCGGTCTTGTATATTTTTCATTTGTGTATTTGTATTTCGATTAGTTTCTTTACTGAAATTGTGAGCTCACTTATCTGACTAGATAGATGCTTTATCTCAAGCCTTGTCATCTGCTCTATAGCTGAGCTCTTTAACTTAGACTCTTGCTCTACAAGGTCTATCTTATTGCTCAGGTTATACTGTTGCTCTATCATGTCCTTCTGTGTCTCTTGTATTTTCTGCATTTCAGAATGTAAGGTCTTTAAAAAGTAGCTGATAACAGATACTAATATAGTAATAATTGAGAATGCTATCTCGTTGAATGTCATAATATTAGTATTGAATTGTTATAACCATTTTCTCTCATTCCTCCACAAGGGCATCCACTATGGCATTGACCTACACAATTGCAAGAGCATTGGTCTATCATTGGTCTAAGGTCAGTATCTCTGTTGGTAGGGTCTGTGAATCCAGGATAAAGGTCTTTATTAGCTATCAAGTATCTAATTAATCTTTGCTCATAAAATGAAGCCTTCTGTGCGTAGTGCTCCATGCCAAATGCTACCTCGCTTCTACTCACTGATGCTGAGAAATCACCGAACTGAGTCTGTAGACCTTTGTTCTTTAGCTGATAAGTCAATCCAAAGATGGCATCCTCAGCACTTCTCCAAGCAATTACTGGCTGTATGAAGGTCACAAGTGTCTCCTCATCATTGGTAAGTGTCTGAGCATTGTAAGCAGCAAGTAGATAATTGTAGTAAGTAGTACCTAAGATAGGCATCACTCTCAATTGTGCCTGAGTAGCTATGTATGGAGTCACATCTGTAACATCTACATTCGCTGTGATTGGTGTATTAACCTTTAAGTAGGTCTCTGTGATAAAGTAGATCATATTGTAGGTGTTTCAGTTGGTATTACGTCACCACCTTCAATAGGAGGCAAAGATGCAAGTGAGCGAACTTCATTAGGAGTCATTGCATTGAGTACTTTTGTAGCCACCAATGGTGATAGTGAGTTGATAGCATCTGCTGTTTTACTAGCATCACCTTCAATCTCAACAATAGTCTCATTAATGATTTGAAAGTTGTTGATTGTGTATTCACCTGGTATCTTAGCAATCTCCAAAAGCTCATTAACTATCTCCTCAACTTGATATCTCAATGGCATGACCACATTTTTCTCAAATATTACGTATGCTTGCTTGATATCAGCTCCACCACCTAGTGAGCCAGTAGTGCGAACACCCATAAGGATAGGGTCAATTGTGTGAGCAAAACAAATCTGTTCAGTATTGAGAGCTGATGCCTCGTGAAATAGCTTATCATTGCCATTTGTAGGTAAAGATTCTATCTTTGGTAGTTGGTCAGCACTGTTAGCAAAGAATGCCACTGCCTTTCCAGCATTAGCCGCACCTTTTAGCCTATCAATTGTGTGTTTAATCATTGACTTCTCCTCTTCTGATTGTGGACGTTTTGGGAACATCATAGCAAAAGAAGGAAAGATTGAATTTTGTATGTTAGATTTTGCGAAGTAGCTCAACTCTCCTGATAGGAAAGCAAAATTAAGAGCACTGGTGTACTGTGGCAGTGGATACCACTCTTGACCTAGTGTCATAATTTCATACACATACAACTGCTCTAGGTCACTATTAGTAGGATGGTATTTTTTGATAGATGTTACGTCAATTCTAGCCGACCAGTCATCACATAAGAAGTAAGTGACTTTATCTCTAGCAATTCTTACCTTCTCAGGTGAAACATTGTATATCTTATAAAGCTCTCTCTTAGCATTGTAGCACAGCTTGAAGTATACTCTGTGATGCACTGTCAACTGCTGAGCAATTGCTCTCTCTACTTTGCCGAGTTTAATTTTTTTCTCAAATGTGTACAGCTTGAGCTTGTCCTCATTGGTCATTCCTTCACTCTTAAGAGTGTAGCCACCACCTACTGATGAGTTGGTCTTAAAGTCCACTATTGCACCATGTAGAGGTGATGTGTAGTAGAGCTGGTTTAATAGCTCAGGGAACATGTTATCTTGACCAAATGGAATGTAGCCAGCTATCTGATATCTACCATTCACATAAGGTAGGGACAAGTTAGCATCACCTACTCTACCGAATGGTGTAGAGAATGACTGATAGCCTTCTACTACTTCTGTTGTTGTCTGTGGCTTCTCGCCTATAAATCTACTATACCAAGCCATTAGTCATAAATTGAGTTAATAATTGCACCAGCCACTACAAGCCTACCCTCTTCTATCATGTTCAATCCAGTAGGGTCAAGTGTAGGAGCTGAGCTCTCATAGACCTTATATCTGTACTGACCTTTAATGAAGTCAATGTCAGCTGGCTCAATGATAGTAAATAGGTTAAATCTTGAAGTCCACAATGAAGTATCTGTACCTTCCCAATAAATAGGGCTAGATGTTGTGTTGAATTCGTCTTGAAACTCAAATAAATAGTAAGCATTTGATAAGGTTGTGACCTCAGTTAAGGTCAGCACAAAGCTATTAGTTGAGTCTTTCTCAAGATATATCATACCTATATTGTACTTAGCGAATTTTTTAATTAAAAAAAAAGGGTTACATTTCTGCAACCCCTCTTTATCTATGGAGAAAAGAATAGATTATGGTGCTGGTGTAATTAAAGTAGTCACTAC